TCCGTCGTGGCGTGGGGGAACTCGTCCGTCGTGGCGTGGGGGAACTCGTCCGTCGTGGCGTGGGGGAACTCGTCCGTCGAGGCGCGGGAGAACTCGTCCGTCGAGGCGCGGGAGAACTCGTCCGTCGAGGCGCGGGGGAACTCGTCCGTCGTGGCGTGGGAGAACTCGTCCGTCGAGGCGCGGGGGAACTCGTCCGTCGTGGCGTGGGGGAACTCGTCCGTCGTGGCGTGGGGGAACTCGTCCGTCGAGGCGCGGGGCGCCAGCTCGACCCACACTTATGGCCCGCCCGTGAAGGCTGGTGCCAAGTGCGCAGTGTTCGTCCATGCCGCACACGCCCGAGTCGAGGGCGGCGTGGTCATCGACTGCATTGAACCCGACAAGGAACCCGCCGACTGGTGCGAGTGGCATGGCGCCGAGATCGTGGAGGACCGCGCCATCGTCTACAAGGCGGTGAACGACAAGTTCACGACCGGCCGCGGGTTCGACTACACCCCGGGCGCGCACGTCACCGCCCCTGATTGGCGGGACCACGACTCCTGCGGCGGCGGGCTGCACTTCGGCCCGACCCCGCGCCACGCCCGCGACTACTTCCACGCCGCGACCCGGTTCGTCAAGGTGTCCATTCCGCTCGACGCCGCACGCCCGATCTCGGGCGGGGTGGCGAAGATCAAGGCGCGCGAGTGCCTGGTGCTCGGCGAGGTCGACATCAACGGCAAGGCGGTGTCGTCATGATCCCCGCCCTCGCCACCGCCCTCCTCGTCGCCCTCGTCATGGGCTACCCGATCCACCGCCAGGCCAAGCGCGCGAAACGGGCCGAGTACATCCTCGCCGTGCACGACGCCCTCGCCCCGATCCGCGCCGCCAAGGTCGCCACGCTGGAACGCACGGCCAAGCGCGTCGAGTCCTCCGAAGCCACCGCCGAGAGCCTGGCTGTGACGCTGCTGGAGACGCGCGTGGAGGCCAGCCGGGCACGCCAGCAGCGGGATGCGGCATGGGCCGAGCTGCGGGCACTGCGCACCGAGCGAGAGCGGCACACGACGCTCCTGTCGCTGCCGGGGATCAGGGCCGACCGCGAGGACGGGATCAGCTACGACGCGCCGGCCGAGGTCGTGGCGCTGGACAGCAAGCGGGGGCGGGCATGAGAACCCACAGCGGCAAGCCCTGCCGCGACGAGCAGACCGGCGACTACTGCCGCCCGTGCGAGGAAGCCATCGCCGCCGGGGAGGACGCGCGCACCGAGCGGGACCGGGGCATGGAGGACTTGTTGGCCGAGCGGTACGAGCGGGAGGTGCTGGGGCTATGACACTCCACGACGACATCCCTGAGCGCGCCTACCACGCGGACGCCGACAGCCTCTCTGCTTCCGGCGCCAAGGTGCTGCTCGGCAAGCGCCCCCCGTCGCCTGACTCCGAAGCCCTCGCATTCGGCCGCCTGGTGCACATCATCCTGCTCGAGCCTCACCGTCTCGACGAGTACGTCGACCTCGACCCGGACATCATCGGCATCAAGAAGGACGGCACCAAGGCCGACAACCCGCGCAACACGACCGCCTGGAAGGACGCGGTGTTCAAGGCCGAGCAGTCCGGGCTCACCATCATCGACTCGGGCACGCTCGCCCACGCACAGGCCGTCGCTGCTGCCGTTCGAAACCACCCCGAGGCCGGTCGTCTCTTGGCCGCCGCGACGCACACCGAGGTTAGCGCCTACGCCGATCACCCATCCGGCGCACGGGTCCGCGCACGGTTCGACCTCATCGGCCCCGGCTTCATCGGCGACATCAAGACGTGCCGCGACGCCGACCCGGAGACGTTCGGCAAGGTCATGCACTCGCTGATGTACCACGTGTCGGCCGCTAACTACGTGGACATCGCGCGCGCCAACGGGCTGACCGTCGATCGCTACGACCTGATCTGCGTGGAGAAAGAGCCGACGCCGGGTGGTGAGTACCGGGTGGCTGTGAACGAGGTGCACCCCGACGCCATCGAGAAGGGCCGCGAGCTGATGGCGCTGGCCTGCGACCGGTGGCTGGCACTCGGCAAGCGGATCGACCTGCCGGGCTACGGGCCTGATCGGCATGTGGTCGACCTGCCGGGCTGGGTCTACACGAACGACTTGGACGACATCGAGATTGAGGAGGCGGTCTGATGTTCAGCGACTCGATGCTCGGGCTGTCCGCTAGGGCGATTGCCGGTGGCGGCAAGGATCATCCGCACGACCCCAGCGACCTGCTGCGGTGCGTGAACTACTGCAAGGGCAGGCTGAGCACCGCGGACCTCCGCAAGCGCATGGCCGGTCGATCGGTCTATTGGGACCGCCTACTCCCCGAGTGGGACGAACTCGTTGCCCTGCTCCAGCACGAGATCGACACGCGCACCGATCGCACAGCCCCGCGGACCTACGCGGCGATGAAGCGAGTGCTCGCGAACGGGGTCGCGTGTGCGAGGTGCGACGGGACTGGCCGGGGCGCCGAGTGCATGAAGTGCAGGGGCACAGGGCGCCGCTCGGGTGGTCGATGCCGCGCCGAGGGCTGCCACCGGGGCGCCGCCCTCTGCGGAGCCTGCTGGGGACGCGGCTACACGACAACCGAGAAGGACTGACATGGACATCAGCGACACCCTCGCCCCCAACAGCGACCAACTCGATGCGGTCGACCTACTCGGCTCACCCCCGCGCATCTTCACCATCACCGAGGTCTCACGCGGAAGTGCCGAGCAGCCGGTCCAGATCAGGCTCGCCGAGTTCCCGCGCTGGTGGCGACCGAGCAAGGGGATGCGGCGCGTGCTGGCGAACTGCTGGGGCAAGCAGGCATCCGAGTGGGTCGGCCGGCGCATCGAGCTCTACTGCGACCCCGACGTGATGTTCGGCAAGGAGAAGGTCGGCGGCATCAGGATCAGTCGCCTCTCGCACATCGACGGCCCGATGTCCACGCCGATGATCGTCGGCCGCGGCAAGGGTGGCTCGTGGCTCGTCAAGCCGCTGCCCGACGCCGAGCCCACCCGCAAGCCCGCCGACGACCCCATGACCCTTATGGGCGCCCGCATGAAGGCGCGCGGGCTGACGGTCAAGGAGGACGCGCTGGCCTACGTCGAGTCGATCATCGGCCGCGCTGTCGCAAGCCGGGACGAGATGACGCCCGAGGAGGTCGCGCAGGTCAACGAGGCGCTGAGCGTGCCGATGGGAGCGGACGAATGAGCGCCGAGCTTCCCCTAACCGACTGGCGGTCACGAGCAGTCCACTTCGCCGACGAATGCGCCCTTGAGCAGTGCGAGTATTGCGGCTGCTGCGTCCACGGCAAGACCCTGCCCGTTGGGTGCAAGGTCGAGACGGCACCGAGCGGGATGCTCTGCCCGAACTACGAGTGTGGCTGCGAGGGGCGAGCATGATCCGCCCCGCCAACGCCATCACCGACACCGACCTGCGCGAAGGCCGACGGGTCACCCTCACCGGCCGCATCTGCGCCACTATCCCCGCTCCCAACGAGGACGCGCTCTGGATCACAGTCAAGGTCGACGGCGCGTCCCAGGTCGAGATCCACCGGGAGGGGTCGTGAGGACCCGGCCCACGAAACGCGACGACATCCTCGCCGACTACCGCGCCGGGTACACGATCCGCGAGGTCGCCAAGCGCAACGAGGTGAGCCGCTCGACGGTCTCCAAGACCGTGGGCGACGCGGGACTCACTCGCCGCAAGGGTCCGCCGAAGCGAGGGGGGCGCTGCTGCTCACGCTGCGGCATCCCCACCCTCGCCAAAGAGGGCGTCTGCCGCACCTGCAAGACCGTGTCCAACGCCCAGCCGAAGCCCTCCGACGCACTCAGGGGCGGCGTGTGGGTGCTGCATCCGCGACGTCGGGTGCTCGTGTGGCAGGAGGCATCGTGACGAAGGACGAACTGCTGGCCGCGTTGCTGGTGGAGCGCTACGACCAGACATGGTGGAAGAGCAAGCCCGCTGAGACTCCGGCGCCGAGGAAGCGCACGCGGAAGCCGAAGCCGGAACCCGTCGCACCTGTTCTCGACGTCGCCCACGACGCGGACCCGGCGGCGCTGACCGGTGGACGCTGGGTCAATCGGCGCGGGGTGCAGGTGTGGGTCGAGAGCGAGGCGTCGTGAGCGCCGACAAGGGAGAGGCGCTGGGCCTCACGTATGACTGCCCTCGCTGTGGCACGCGGCACCTGCTCGCCTGCTGCCACGCCTCGCGCCACAACCTCTGCGACCGCTGCGTCGCGGAGCAGCAGGCGGCCCGGGCCGCCAGGTTGAGGAGCGCCCCATGACCGCCCCCGAGGACATCTGGTGCCCCGTGTGCAACTGGCAGGCACCGCGGGCGAGCCAGGTGTGCGAGCTGCATGGGGAGGAGGGGCGACACCTGCGCCCCGTATATGGCATGTGCCTTGCCTGCCGGTCCATGGAGGTCGAGTTGAACGAAGTCGTTGGCACTCGCGACCTGTCGAGCATCGGGGAATCCGACGTCTATCCCGTCGGCTACGGCTGCGAGGTGTGCGCCTGATGCCGTGGTTCCTGACTGACGACCAGTTCCATTCCCACCCGAAGGCGAGACGCGCCGGGCTCGCCGCAATCGGCCTCTGGAACGTCTCGGGCGCGTGGTCACAGGCCCACAAGCAGGAGGGTTTCGTGCCTGACTGGTTCGTCGCTTCATGGCCTCAAGGGAAGCGCTTGGCTGATCGACTAGTGGTCTCCGGCCTATGGCTCACGGCCACCAAGGGCGACGAGGCGGGCTGGCAGTTCCACGACTGGCTCGACATCCACCCGACCGCCGACGAGATCGAGAAGAAGCGCGAGAAGGACCGCGAGAGACAGCGCAGGCGGCGCGCGGGGCTGCGCGGAGAGAAGGGGGACAACTCGTGACGCGTCACACCTGTGTCACGCGTGACATCCGCTGTGACTCACGCATGTGTCACGCGACCCGTGCCGTGCCGTGCCGTGCCTACCGTAGTTACGGCGGTCTGTGGTTCATCTCTGGTTACGACCAAATCCAAAGTAACGGTGACCTACGCTCGCTCGCCGCTCCGATTGGCTTTGGAGCGAACCGATGAACGAGCACGAAACCGACCGCATCGCAGCCGCCATGCACGCCCTGCGCCCCGACTGGCCCGCGAGCAGCATCCGCACCCTGATCCGCAAGCACCTCGCCGACCGACCACGCCGCGATGTCGCCGTCGCCCTGGCCTGGATCGCCTGCGAACCCGCCACCGCCACACCCGCCCGCGTCCTCGAGTCCGGGCCGTGGTGGCTCGCGGCAGGGGTCGACGGGCAGACCACCGGCCGACGCGAGCCCTACGACCCCGCGGCGTTCTGCGACGAGTGCGGCAAGTCCGAGGCCACGTGCCGGCGCAACACGCTCTCGGGGCACGAGTTCACATCCGCGCTTGACCACGCCCGCCGTCTCGCGCACGACGGCTCTAAGACGTCTCTGCCCCGACCGGGGCGAACGGAAGGCAGGTCACAATGAAGACCCTTGCCGACTACGCCGACGCCATCGCCGCCCGCATTGAGGTAACGGACACATGTTGGCTGTGGACGGGTCACCGCGATCAGGTATCCGGTTATGGCACATACAGCACGCCCCGCCACGATGGTGCGGCCACAACGCGACTCGCTCACCGGTTGGTGTACCTCCTGAACGAAGGGGAGATCCCAAAGGGGCTGGTCTTGGACCACCTCTGTCGCGTCCGCCATTGCGTGAACCCAGCGCACCTTGAGCCGGTTACAAACAGGGAGAACTCACGGCGCTCGCCACTAGTCTTCAAGGAAGCCTGCGCCGCTGGGCATCGCTATACCGAAGGCTCGTATTACCTCACAGCTAACGGTGCGCGCCTTTGCAAGGAATGCCGCCGGGCAGAGGTGCGCGAATCCGCCGCCCGTCGTGCCCGCTCCTCAACCAGGCGCGAGTGTGAGCACTGCGGGGAGGCCGTGGTCGTCAAGCATCGATCACGGCACATGCAGCGACACCACCTGGAGCATTACCAGCCCCGCTCCGCCACGAAGCCCCCGTTGCGCGAGCTGATCCAGGAGGACCGATGAGGAAGATCCCGACCCTGTTCCTGCGCGACCCCGACGACATGCGCCGCGTGACGTCCGAGGTCCACCCAGACTGCCAGTGGGTGCTCGACGGCGAGGGGCGCGCGACCCGGAAGTACGACGGGACGTGCGTGATGCTCGACGACGCGGGCATGTGGTGGGCGCGGCGCGAGGTCAAGCGCGGCAAGACGCCCCCGGCCGACTTCGTGGAGGCCGACTACGACGAGGCGACCGGCAAGCGCCAGGGCTGGATCCCGATCGTGGCCTCAGACTGGCGCGGGCCGTGGACCGAGGCGATGGCGCTGCACCCGAACGAGCCCGGCACCTACGAACTCTGCGGCCCGAAGATCAACGGCAACCCCGAGGGCTTCACGTTCCACCGGCTGATCCGCCACGGAGTCACTGTCGTCCCGCAGATCCTGCCGCCCGTCGAACTTGTCCGCGAGTACTGCAAGGACACGGGTGCCGAGGGGATCGTCTGGCATCACCCTGACGGCCGCATGGCGAAGCTCAAGGCGCGCGACCTCGACCCCGACCCGATTCCCACCCGACCCGAGCACGAGGAGAGCGACCATGCGTGAGACCGAACCGACTGGCGCGTTGGCGCGCTACTGCCCCTGTGGCCACACGGCGAACTACCACCGAGGCACGCCTGAACTTGCACGGCAGTACGGCTGCACAGGCACGGAGGGCAACAGGTCGGGGGCGCTCGGCGCCTACCACTGCCGCTGCTCGGCGACCCTCTCGGACGTGATCGCCCACGGCACGACCACACCCCCCGCTGGTCGGAACGCGACGTGGTCCGCATGACCGCACCCGACGCCCGGCCCGCCCAGGCCGGAGGGGAACTGTCCAGCGACCTAGAGCGGGTGATGGCTGAGCGTGACGATGCTGTCCAGAGCGCAGCCGAGTGGCGGATGATCGCGGACGGTGCGGTCGCTGAGAACACACGGCTGCGGAAGGTCATCGACCGACTGATTGGCGACGAGTCATGACCGCCCAGGCCGGAGGGGCGAGGCTGAGCGAGGAGCTGGTGGCGAAGGCAGCCGCGGCGATCCGAGCAGCCGATGACAAGGCGCTCGCAGAGTCGAACTTCGACCAGCTCTGCGCGACCTACGACGAGCAGGCCCGCGCTGTCCTCGATGCCGTGACCCCCGACCTCCGCGCCGAGGGACGGCGAGACGCGCTGGCCGAGGCTGCCGAGGCAAGGATGGCCTACTCGAAGGAACTCCGCGAGGCGTTCCGTGAGCACAATGCGAACCGTGACCTAGCACGGTTGCAGCCGCGCAGGCCTGATCTGAGGACTTGGGCCGACGCGCTTGAGTCAACTAGTCACTGGCTCCGTGCCCGCGCCGAGGCCGACCCGGGCGAGCGGAAGGCGGGGTCATGAGCGGGGAGCGTGCGGCGCTGATCGAGGTACTGCGGCCAGTCATCGACCGCATCGAGCGAGTCGGCCTCGGCAACGAGATCCCCGGTGCCCCTGGCTGGTGCTACGAGTACACCTACGCACTGGCCGACGTCCTGCTCGCTGCTGGCTGGCGAGGCCCGGAGATCGTGGCGCAACTCCGCGACATGGAGATCGAGCGCAACATCCTGCGGGAGACGCTGCGGGAGGTGCTCGCAAACCACCCTGAGGCGCGCTCCGAGGCAGCACCTAGGAGCGCCGAGGACGCCGAGAGCGACCACGGATGCCACCGCGACGACGAGAGCGCGGGAGAGGCCGAATCGTGACCGGCGCGTGCCTCCACCAGCGCAACGCCCCCGGCGACCTGTTCCCGCCCACCTGTGTCGAGGTCGCTGGGCACAAGGGCGACCACAAGTCCAAGGCCGAGTTCTGGGGCGACCAGAAGCCCACCCGGATCACCTGGCCCAACGACGACGAGCAGGCATCGGAGTCGCTGTTCGATCAGGGGGCGGCATGACAGGCCGATGGGGACGCGACGCCGAGGTCGGTGACGTGTGGCTGCCCGACCCCGACATCACGCACATCGCCGGACCGGAGCGCATCGCTGACGAGAAGCCACCGAAGCGATGGAAGCCGCGGCCGCTGCTGGGATTCAGCGCCGAGGTTGGCGCCGGGGTGGAGGAGGAAGCGGATGACTGAGGCGAGCGATCCCGGCGCGACTTGGCGGGAGGGCAAGTGACGCACTGCCTGCACTGCGGATCAACGACCAGCAACGGCCTCGCGTTGTGCGAGCTGTGCCGACGCAAGGCGCTGGCCGACATGGAATTCCTACCGATCTACTTCCGCAACCTCGCGCGCTGGCGACCAGGCCGAGCAGGCTCGCGACCTGTGCCGGGATCACGTGTGCTGTACGACGGCGCGACCAAGGTGGGCACGGGCGACCGGATTAGCGACGCGCTCGACGAGACGTTCACGATGCTGACGACCAAGGCGCGGGAACTCACCAAGGATCGGCCACACTTCCCGCGGCCGCTCACGCGCACTGACGCCGTGCTGTGCGACGACATGAGCGACACCGAGGCCGAGTATCTGAACGATCACCCGGCGAGGGCGTGCGCGCTGCTGTGCCAAGCCTTCGAGCGCCACCTGACCAGCATCGCGACACTCGACTGGTGCGGAGATTTCGTGCGGGACCTCGGCGAGCACGAGGAGATCCTGCGCACGCTTACGGAGACCAGCGTGCCCGGTTGGTATGCGGGTGGATGCAAGCGCTGCGACTCGGGGACCTATGTCGTGCCCGGGTTGACGTGGGTGACATGCAAGGCGTGCGGCCTAACCTCGCACGCCGCCGACCACCTCGAGATCATCCTCGGCGAGGCGCGCGAGTGGGTAGCGACCCCGGCCAACCTTGCAGGGGCACTGGTCGCACTACTTGACACCGAGGCGAGCGTGCTGCGACTCCGCAAGCGGATCGGCAAGTGGGGCGATAGGGAACGCATCGAGGCGGTGCGTGGCATGGACAAGGATGGGGACCCGTGCGGGCCCAAGCGGTACAGGTTGGGCGAGGTGCTCGACCTATTGATGAGCGAGGGGGCGACGAGACTGGAGGACGAGGGGATGATGAGCGCATGACCCTGCGGTTGGGCCATGCGCGTCCACCACTTAGAGCGCGGCATCCGCTATCCTTGTCGCCAAGATGGGTGGCAGCAGCATGCCCACCTGACAACCAAGCCCCGAGCCCGACGGCCGGGGCTTCGTCATTCCCGGTGAGCGGGAGGTAACCATGCGCTACCTCCTTGTAGACGACAGCGCGACGACCGAGGAACTGCGGGAAGCCATCACCCACCTGCGGCGACGACAGCGATGCGCTTGCATCCCGAGCACAGCGGCTGAGATCGGCGCCGACATCGACGAGCTGCTGGAGATCCTGAGCGAGCGAGGCGAATGGTGAGCTGGGAGACCAGCGACCGACGCACCCGACTGCCAGCCGACTGGGCACAGCGCGTCGCTCGGGTCAAGCGACGTGCACGCGGACGATGTGAGGCCACGCACCACGCACCAGGCTGCGACGGGCGAGGCCGCGACGTCGACCACGTGGTGCAGGGCGACGACCACAGCCTGACCAACCTTCAACTACTCAGCGGCCCATGCCACGACCGCAAGACGCGGCTCGACAACGGCTACGTCTCACCCGTCGCGCTGCCGGCTGAGCGACACCCCGGCCGACGCTGAGCGCACCACGGGGGGAGGGTCCCCGGGGCGTGCTACAACAAACGGACCGCGGTAGCCGCTCCGAATGCGTGCGTTGCCGTTTCTCGTTTTTCAGGCCGCCAGGCGCGGCTCCCCAATGCCCCAGGAGGGCGCCATGTCCAAGCCGAAGCCTCCCGCCTCGCTCAAGACCGCGGGTCAGTTGCTCTGGAGCGCCGTCGTAGCCAAGTACGACCTGCGTGCCGACGAACTGGCTGTGCTTGAGGGCGCCTGTCGCGCCAAGGACATGGTCGCGGGACTGGAGTCGGCGTGGGTAGAAGCGGGCAGCCCGCTCTACACGAAGGGCAGCATGGGGCAGCTGGTTGAGCACCCTGCGCCGAAGTCCATCCGCTCATGGCAATCAGCACTCGATGCCGCCCTCGCTCGCCTCAAGCTTCCCGACGAGGTGTCGGGTGCTGTGACGACGAACCCGGCTCGTGCGGCGGCTGCGTCGCGCTGGAAGCATGGCTCGTAGCAGTGGCCCCGCGTTCATCGAGGATCTGACCGGCGACTATCGCGCGATCGAGCAGGAGTACCGCGAACTTCTCGACCGCAGTCTCCCGCCGACTGACCTCGCGTGGGAGCCGGTCAAGCTCGGCCCGACGTGGCAGTACGACGACGGCTGGTTGCTCCCTGAGGCGTCTCTCGGCTGGGGCGTCCTGTCGTGGACGACTCGGCACCTGACCGGCAAGGCTGGCAAGCCGTGGTGGTGGACCGCTGAGCAGACCCGGTTCCTGCTTTGGTATTACGCGGTCGACTCGAACGGCGAGTTCCTCTACCACTCGGGCGCACTCCAGCGGATCAAGGGCTGGGGCAAGGACCCGACCGCTGCCGGCGTCTCTGTGGCCTCGCTGCATGCCCCGGTGATGTTCGACCACTGGGAGGGCGACCATCCGGTCGGTCGTGACGACCCGGACGCGTGGACGCAGATCGCCGCAGTGTCCGAGGACCAGACCAAGAACACCTTCAAGTTGTTCCCCGGCCTCATTCCGCCCGAGACGCGCAGGCGGTACGGCATCCAGATCGGCAAGTTCAACGTCTGGTCGGACGGCGACCGGCGGCAGATCGAGGGCATCACCATGAACCCCGAGTCGATCGAGGGTGGTCGCCCCCACCAGATCATCCGCGCGGAGACTCAGAACTGGCTTTCCACCAACCGCGGTCACGAGATGGTCGGCGCGATGGAGGGCAACGCCGCGAAGTCGGAAATCGACTCCCCGGCGCGGATCCTCGACATCTTCAACGCTTACCGCCCCGGCCGTGACTCGACCGCCGAGCGTGCCCGCGAGGCGTGGGAGTCCACGCAGGGCGAGGATGCGACGAACGCCGAGTACGGCGTGTTGTGGGACTCACTTGAGGCCCCACCTGAGGCCCCGCTGACCAAGGAAGCGGCGCCGGAGGTGGTCCGCTCCATCGCGGGAGACGCGACGTGGCTGGACACGCGTCCCAATGGCCGGATCGTCAAGAGCATCCTGAACCCGGAGAACCCCCCGAGCGAGTCGCGGCGCAAGTGGTACAACCAGATCGTCGGCACCGAGGACGCTTGGGCACAACCGCGCTGGGTGGACGACAAGGCGAACCGCCGCAAGGGTGAGCAGATCGTCCCTGGTGATCGCGTGGTGCTGTTCGGCGATGGCTCGAAGTCCGGCGACGACACGGGCCTGCTCGCGGTGCGGATCTCCGATGGTCTGGCGCAGGTGTTGCATCATCAGCATCCTGGGCGCGACGGCAAGGGCGAGCTGGTCCTCGTCAACCGCTCAGAGTTGGACGCCGCGGTGAACGTCGCGTTCGACACCTTCAAGGTGGTCGCGTTCTGGTTCGACCCGTCGCACGCGAAGGCCGATGACGCGGTCGAGGATGACCGGTTTTGGTGGCCGCTGGTCGACCAGTGGCACGAGCGCTATCACCGCAAGCTCGACAAGCGCTTCTGGCCGGTGAAGTCGGGGCCGAAGATGCATGCGGTCGCGTTCGACATGTCCGGTTCGGCGGCTCAGCAGTTGTTCCAGCCGGCGGTGACGCAGGCTGCGGACGACTTGAAGGACGGCCAGGCGCCCTACTGCGACTCGGCGGTCCTGCGGCGTCACATGAAGAACGCCCGGCGCCGTGAGGGTCGGTTCGGCATCACTCTCGGCAAGGAATCGCGCTCCAGTGCGCGAAAGATCGACTTGGCCGTCTGTTTCGTCGGCGCCCGCATGTTGTGGCGCCTCGTCCGTCTCGCCCAGCAGGGCAAGGGAGCACCTGGCAAGGGCCGGGTCCTGATCCGTGACTAAGTGGGGGAGGTCTGGTGGCCGACGACTTCTCCTCGACGTCTTTCTCGACCGTCGTCGCGCCGACGCTCCCGACGCTGGGGCTGTCGGAGGACGAGAAGGCGCTGATCGCACAACTCCGCAACCAGTATCAGCGGACCGCGTCCACGATGGCCCTGTGTGAGCAGTACTACAAGGGCGAGCAGGCGATCAAGAACCTGCGCATCGCGGTCCCGAAGGAGCTCGAGGGCCAGTTGTGCACGCTGGTCGGGTGGGCGGCGATGGCTGTTGACCCCTACGTGGAGCGGCTGAACGTCGACTGCTTCCGGCAGGTCAACGAGACTGATGGCGACGAGTACCTGATGGCGATGATGGAGGCGAACAACTTCGCCTCCGAGCAGTCGCTTGCGTACACCGACGCGCTGTCGATGGGTCCGGCGTACTGGGTGGTCGGCTCTCCGGTGACCCGAGGCGACGCTCCGATCGTGACAGTGGAGTCGCCGCTGAACACGGCGGTCCTGTGGGATCTGCGGGGCACGTCTCCGCGGGCGCTGATGCAGGAGTACTGGTCCGAGGACGGCCGCCGTCGTGGCGCGCTGCTGGTCCCCGGCGAGACGGTCCACCTGGCGCAGGACGACAACGGCAACTGGGTGGTCGCCGATCGCGACGAGCACGGCTTCGACTTCGTGCCGGTGGTGCGGATGGCGAACCGGCCGCGGACCAACAACCGCTCTGGCTCCTCCGAGATCACCCCGGCATTGCAGTCGATCATCGACGAGGCGTGCCGGACGCTGCTCGACCTGGCTGTCGCTCGTGAGTTGTACTCGGTTCCCCAGAAGGCGATCCTCGGCGCGACCGAGGCAGCCTTCCAGAAGGCCGACGGCTCCACGGCGTCAGTGCTGGAGACCTACGTGACCAAGGTGCTGGGCCTGGAGCGCGACGAGAACGGCGAACTGCCGCAACTGTTCCAGTTCCAGGCTTACGACCCGTCGGTGTTCACCAAGATCCTCGACTGGTTCGCCTCCTCTGCGGCGGGTCTTGTCGCCGCACTGCCTCAGGATCTCGGGCTCTACACACAGGGCAACCCGGCTTCGGCCGATTCGCACCTGGCGATGGACGACCGGCGCAACCGTCGCGCGAGGCGGATGCAGCGTCAGTTCACCGGGCCTCTGTGCGACGTGGCGAAGATGATGGTGCGGTTCGACAACCGCGGAAAGCTGCCCCCGGAGTACGAGCGGATCGCGGCGGACTGGACTCCCCCGGAGATGTTCGCCCCGAGTCTGGTGTCCGACGCGGTGACGAAGGAGATCGCCTCGGGCGCTGTCCCGGCCACCTCGGACGTGACCCTCAAGCGTCTCGGGTACTCGGCTGTCGACCGTGTGCGGCTCCAGCAGGACCGCGCGGCCGACGATGCCCGCCAGTTGGGCCGGGCTGTGACGGCGGCGTTCCTCCCGAAGCAGGAGCCGACCAGTGGCAGCGCCAACGGTCAGTGACGACCCGGCCGTCCAGCAGCAGTACCTTGCGCAACTCGCGCTGACCTCCTCACTGTTCGCCGCCCTTCGCGCCCTGTGGCCCCACACTCGGCCGCTCGACTCCGACCACGGGATGCGGATCTACCGGGACGTGGTCGCGTTCCTGGTCGACCAGTTCTCCCAGGCTGCTGCGTCGATCGCGAACGACTTCTACTCCACGGCCCGACGTGAGGCGGGAGTGCCGGGCACCCCGCGCCTCCCGCTCGTGGCCAGCCCTCCGCGCTCGCTGGTCGACGCCGGCATCGACTGGGCGACTCGCGCGAAGGCCGAGGCGGATGCCTACGAGGCCGCGGTCATGGCCCGCGTCGAGGCTGCGATGCAGAAGGCGGTCACCGACACCGGCCGCGCGCAGGTGGTCGCCGATGTGACGGGCGATGAGTTCGCGCTCGGCTTCCGTCGCGTTCCCCGGCCCGGTGCCTGCTACTTCTGCATCGCGATGGCGATCCGCTACTCGACGCGGACCCGCCAGAAGCAGCACGGCAAGTTCGTCCACGACAAGGACGCCGCCCACTTCGGTGTCTACAAGACGCGTGACTCCGCTGGCGCCGCCGCGAACTCGAAGTTCGAGGGCGAGGGCGCGGCGAAGTTCCACGACAACTGCCACTGCGTCATCGAGCCGGTGTTCTTCCACGGCACCTCGCGCCCGCCGTCCTGGCTCGCCGACATGGCGCACCTGTACGACACCTACGACACCGAGGACTTCGGCAAGGGGCTCCCCGGCTTCCGGCGGGCGCTCAGGGCGCACCGCGACGGCGTGGACCACATCCCTGCCGACCTGCCGCCCGTCAACCCGGCGGCCGTCTCGCCGCAGATCGACGCGCTTCTCAACCTGTTCGCCAAGCGCGCCGCCTAGAACCTCCCGCCTGGCGCGGGGAAGTTGCACCACCCAACCGCCCCAGGAGGGCAACTCATGTCCGTTGCACCCGCTGAACCGACCCCGACGCCTGATCCGGTCGAGCCGCCCACAGCTGTGGCGACTCCCCCGGTGCCGAGCAACGACCCTGAGCCGACCGACGCCGAGAGTTGGAAGAACCTCGTCGGGAAGCTCCGCGAAGAGATCAAGGCCGTGAAGGCCGACCGCACTCCACAGGACGAGAAGGACGCGAAAGTGATCGCGTCTCTCCGTAAGCAACTGGAGAGCACTCCGTCCCCGGAGGACGTCAAGAAAGAGATGGCACAGGCCATTGGCAAGGCGCTCGGCCTCGTCAAGGACGAGCCGATCGACCCGGCCAAGCTCACTGAGAGCCTGACCACCTCCCAGGCGGAAGCGAAGCAAGCGCGAGTCGAACTCGCCGTGTTCCGCTCCGCTGCATCCGCAGGAGGCGACCCCGCCGCCCTGCTGGACTCCTCGAGCTTCCTGGCGTCGCTCGCTGCCGTAGACCCCGCCGATTCTGCTGCCGTGACGGCAGCGATTCAGGCGGCCGTCGCGGCGAACCCGCGGCTTGGTGCCGCACCTGCCGGTCCGAAGCCCCCCGCGCCGAACCCGGCACAGGGCGGCAGCGCATCCGGCTCCCCCGCCGTCGGCCAACTCACCCGCCAGCAGGTCGAGCAGATGTCCCGGGACGGCAAGCACGCCGAGATCGAGAAGGCACGCCAAGAGGGCCGCCTGAACGACCTCCTCGGCATCAAGTCCTGAATCCCTGACCCCAGAAACGGAGAGCCATCATGGCTATCACCAACTTCATTCCCGAGGTGTGGCACGCATCCCTGCTGTCCGTCCTCGACAAGTCGCTCGTGTTCGGCGGACTCGCCAACCGCGACTACGAGGGCGACATCAGCGCCTTCGGTGACACCGTCCACATCACCGCGATCGCCGACCCGACGATCAGCCCCTACACCCGGAACACGGACCTGTCGTCCCCGGAGGCGCTGACCGACAGCGAGCAGCTGCTCACGATCGACCAGGCGAACTCGTTCAACTTTCAGGTCGACGACATCGACAAGGCGCAGGTCCGCAACAACGGCGCGCTGGTCGACGAGGCGACGCGTCGGGCTGGCTTCGGGCTGCGCGACCAGGCCGACCAGTTCCTTGCGAAGCGGGTCGCCCTGGGCGCATCGAGCACCAACGCGCTCGGTGTCATCGACGGCACCACGCCGACCAACGTGTACGACAACCTGCTCGTGCCCGCCGGCGTGAAGATGGATGAGGCGAACGTCCCCGAGGAGATGCGGTGGATCGTGCTGGCGCCGGCCGCCTACGGCAAGCTCCAGCTCGACAGCCGCTTCATCAAGGCCAACGAGTCCGGCAGCATGGCACTCCACAACGGTGTCGTCGGCGACGCCGCCGGGTTCCGCATCTACAAGTCGAACAACGCCGCCCAGGCGAACCGCGCGATCGCCTCGGCGACCACGGTCAGCGGCGCCAAGACCTACACCGCCGCCGCGGGCACCTTCACCCAGGGTGACGTCGGCCTCTCGGTCGCCGGCACCGGGGTCGGCGCGTCCTCGAAGATCGCTTCGGTCAACGCCGACGGCTCGGTCGCCACCGGCACCGTGAACTCGTCCGCCTCGGCGACGATCACTGACCTGGTGCTCTCCGGCGGCGGCCAGCTCGCGTACTTCGGGTCGAGCATCGGCCTGACCTACGCCCAGCAGATCCTCGAGCTCGAGGCATACCGCCCCGAGAAGCGGTTCGCCGACGCGCTCAAGGGCCTGCACGTGTTCGGCGGCAAGGTCGTCCGCGGCACCGCGCTCGGCGTCGCCAGCGTCAAGGTCTCCTGACCTCTACACAACTGAACACCTGAGCGAGAGGAGGGCGTCACCATGACGAACCCGGCAACCACCGCCGACGTGGAAGCACGCTGGCGCCCCCTCTCGGCTCAGGAGACCACCAACGCCGAGACGTTCCTCGCCGACGCGTGGCTGATGCTGCGGCGCCACTTCACGCGCCTCGGCGTCGACCTGGAGGCCGAGGTCGCCACCGACTCAGACCTGTCCGACGACGTGGTCCGCGTCGAGGTCGCCGCCGTGCTGCGGGTGATGAAGAACCCCGACGGCAAGCGGTCGGAGTCGATCGACGACTACACGTGGACGCTCGACCAGGCCGTCTCGGCTGGGCTGCTGTACTTCACCACCGACGAGCTCGACGGGCTGCTTCCGGGCTCTGCGATCCGGGGCCGGGCGTTCATGGTCGACCCGCTCGCCGACTACGCGACGCGGTTCGACTCGTGAGCCTCGCCGACACGCTCGCGGCGGGTCGGGCAGCAGCAGAGGCGCGCATGCCCTCTGTGGCGAAGGTCCACCGCAAGACGGGCAGCGCAAGCCAGAACGAGTCCACGGGGCTCGTGTCGCCGACGTGGACGGACGTCATCACCTCGACACCGTTCCGTCTGAGCGGCGCGGTGCGCGGCTCGGCGTCTTACCGCACGCAGGATCTCGGCGCGGACGTCGAGGTCGCTTCCCGTATCGGCCACTTCCCTGCCGCCACGACCGGTTTGCAGGACGGCGACTACGTCGAGATCACCTCGGGGGAGAACGCGGGGCTCGTGTTCCGCATCATCGAGGCCACGTGGCAGGACCAGGCGACCGCTGTGCGGGTCCCGGTCGAGGCTGTTGTTCGTCCGACCGAGTGGGGTGCGTGATGGCTACTGTTCGCGTCATCGGCGGCGTCGGCGACCTGGCGGCCGCCCTCAGCGACATCCCGGCTAAGGCCATCACCGAGGGCTCGAAGGTTGTCCGCAAGAACGTCCGCGCTGGCAGCACATCAGCCCGGGCGTTCGCGCGCGAACTGTCCGGCCCGCACGGCAAGGACTACTACAAGCGCATCGGCTGGGAGATGACCGGTGCGCTCCAGGGCGAGTACGGCCCCCACGATGGCGGCCTCCCCGTCGGCGGCGGCTGGCGTCACGGCACACCGAACACCGAGCTGGAGAAGTCCCAAGACGTCATCGGCCCGAAGTTCGAGAAGGACGTCGGCGACATGGTCGACAGGCTGTTCTGGTGACCGCCTCGCCCCTCGATGAGCGCGCGCACCGCGACGTCATCGCGCCGCTGCTGACCGCGACTCTCGGCGCGAACCGGGTCTGCGACTACGGCGGCGTCCCCGGTGCGGACAACAACCCCGGCACGGTCCCTGACCTATTCGCACTGCCCGCCTTCGAGCGCCGCTACGTCGAGCCCTACCACGCCGGCCGCGCGACACGCTCGGGCTGGCGGCTCACCGTCCGCTACGTCGGACGCACAGTGGACGAGGCGCGCTGGGCGGCGCTGAAAGTAGCAACGGCCCTCAACGAGGTCCGCGTGACCATCGGCGGGATCGAGTCCACGCCGATCACGCATGAGTCCACGCAGGCCATTGCGCCCGACGACGGCCGTTTCTCCGGCTGGTCCGTCTGGACCTACGCCCTCTAGCACGCACCCCCGACACAACAACCCGCCAAGGCCCCGCCCCAGTCGCGGGCCTTTGTCATGCCCGGAGGCCCCCAATGCCCGACCTCGTCCGAGTACTGCTGGCTGACGGCCGCGACTGCAACGTCGGTCGCGCCTACGCCATCGCGCACGGCCTGGAGATCGTCGACCTCCCGACCCACGACATCTCCGGGCAGGCCATCCCTCCGCAGCGGTCGGGGCGCGAGGCCAAGCCGAAGCAGTCGATCAGCACCCTCGCGGCCAACAGGGCCGCCCCCAAGACTCCCGCCGCACCCGCGACGGAGAAGGCGGCGACGCCCGCCGACAGCACCGACAACCGCCTTCCGAAGGAGTAGAGCCATGCCGCTCTCCATGCCCACGACCATCAAGAGCCAGGGGAACTCGCTCCTCATCGTGCTCCCCACGCCGCCGGTCAGCCTGACCGCGCCGACCAAGGCCGAGCTGAACGCCGGCAAGTTCATCACCTGCCACATCTACGGCTCGTGGTCGATCACGCCGAGCCAGAACACCGGAGAGGCGCCCCGCAAGGCGTGCTCGACGATCGTCGGCCAGCAGCTCGGCAACGTCACGTACCCGCCGATCGAGATCCAGTACTCCTACGTTCCGCAGGCGCTCGGAACCCCCGGTTCTGCGGGCAACGAGGCGTTCGAGGCGCTCGTTCCCGGCTCGGTCGTGTTCCTCGCGGAGGGCGTCGGCCTGGACGGCAAGACGTCGGCCCTGTCGACCGGGGCGCTGGTGAACCTGCTCAAGCAGGTCACGTGCGGTGTCCAGCGGCGCGGCATGACCGGCGACGGCGAGTTCGACGAGTTCTCGGTCACCCAGAGCCTCGTCCTCGCTGACGGCACTGAGCCGAAGTTCGACTACGCCGTTCCCTCGAGCTGATCCCTGACGACGCGGGCGGCGGTTGCCGAGTCCGTCGCCCGCGTCTCTCCACTCGGCTGCTCGGCGAGGAGAAGTCATGGCGCACATTCAGATCAACAAGACGAAGCGCGGCGGACCCGTGCAGATCGTCATCAACGGCATCGACTACAGCGATGAACTCTTTCGCGACTTCGAGATTGTCGAGGTTGGCGAGGGTGAGTACGCCGAGGTTGGCCTTCGAGTCACCTTTGCGGTCGGCACGCTCGACCTTGACGCCGACGCCGACGTGCGGATCACGGATCGACTCCCGGCCGTGGCGCAGAGGGTTCGTGCCATCTGTGAGGACGTCGCCTGATGCCCACCCTGGACGAACTGCGCTCCCGGCCCTCGGCGTCACTGCCGAAGGCCACCCGCACTGTCACCCTGATCGAGGGCCAGCACCTCCTCGACGTCTCGCAGCGACTCGCCGAGGAGCGCATGGACCTGCTGATGCAGGCAGCGCGCACCGACGAGACCGGCGAGGCGGTCAAGCAGCCCCGCAAGGCCGGTGAGAGTGACCTGCCGCCGCGTGTCGCCGAGATCGACGCCGAGATGGTCGCCCTCGCTGCACAACTGCCCGACCACCAAGGCGAGGTCGGTCTGAGTGGCATGCTCCCCGGCGCGTGGTTGCGCTACCGGGAGGACCACCCGCCGCGGGAGAACAACGAACTCGACCTGCGGCTCGCTCGCGGCCTGGTCAACGCCTCAGAGTTGTTCGCCGACCTCGGCACGTTCGTCTCCGAGTGGGACGGCGAGGCGCTCAAGCCTGACGACTGGTCCTCGTGGCTGGCTGACCGGATCATCTACGCCGACCTGCGCGACCTCGTCACCGAGGTTGTCGACATGCATGAGCGGAGCCTTCCCCGCGCCCCAAAATCGCCGAGCGTCTCATCCGAGACGCCGAGTGGCGCGAACGACTCCGACTCGCCCTCGACCTAGGGATCAGTGAGCGACGGCTCCTCGGTTGGGAGCCGGCCGAGGTCCACGAGCACGTCTATGACGACGACGGGCGTTTGGTTCGCACCGTCGTCACCCGTGAGGCCGAGTGGGACGACGCTGAGCGGGAGAAACTGCTGGGCCTGGCGCTGTACGAGGCCGAGATCTGCGAGTGCGGGATCCATTCCTCGCTCGCCCACGACCCGGAGCGCTGGTTCACGTTGGAGGACCAGCGCTGCCCGCTGTGCGCCGACCTCGCGATCCAGGCGCGGATCCAGGGCGAGAAGGACCGCAAGGTTGCCGAGCGCTTCAAGGACCAGCCCGACGCCAAGCGCGGCTCCGACGGCCGCCGTTCGTTCGTGCGCGAGATGACCCCAGATGAGGTCGACCAGATGAGGGAGGTGCGCCGTGGCAACAAGGACTGAGCGCGTCGTCCTCGAGTTGGACGACCGCTTCTCCACGAAGATGGCGAAGGCTGCCGCAGCGACCGCGATGCTGGACAGCGCACTGCATGACCTCGACGGCTCCTCGGTCGACACCGGCCGGAGCATCGACAAGACGACCGGCCGGACAAAGGAGTACACGCTCCAGACCGCGATCGCGGAGGAGCGTGCCCGGCGGTTCAAGTCGTCCCTGCGTGACGAGGCGAAGGCTGCTCTCGACGCCGAGCGGGGCATCGGGCGCACGCGGGTCGAGGTCGACCGGCTCGCCACCTCGTCGCGCTCGGCAGGCCAGGAGATCGACCGACTGGAGGGTCGGACGAGGCTTCTCACCGACGCCGCATTGATCGCGGGGCCTTCCCTGATCCCCCTCGGGAGTCTCGCGGTCCCTGCGGTCGCCGGGCTCGCCAGCCAGTTCGGCTTCGCGGCGACCGCGGCCGTGACTGCGGTCGTGGCGTTCCAGGGCGTCGGCAAGGCGCTGACGACGTTCAACGCGGCCTCGCTCAACCCGACCACGGAGAACATCAAGAAGGCTAGGCAGGCCCTCGAGGCGCTGTCCCCGGCTGGCCGAGACCTCGTGCACCAGCTCGAGTCGCTCAAGCCGGTGTTCACCGATCTGCGCAATACCGCGCAGGAAGGGCTGTTCCCGGGGATCAGCAAGGGCCTGGAGTCGATCCAGCGCCTCGCGCCGACCCTGGACAGCATCCTCGCTCACGTCTCCAACACGCTCGGGGACCTGATCGCCAAGGGCGCCAACGCGCTGGCCGGCGACAAGTGGGCCTCGTTCTTCACGATGCTCTCCGCTGAGGCCCGCCCGGCGTTGCAGGCGATGGCGCACGCGATCAGCTCCGTGGTCCACGGGCTCGGGGAGATGTGGAAGAACTTCGCGCCCCTGAACCGCGACTTCGGCAACTGGCTCGCCGACACTGCTCGCTCCTTCGACAAGTGGGCGACCGGGCTCGACCAGACCGCGGGGTTCCAGGACTTCGTGGAGTACATCCGCACGACCGGCCCCCAGGTGGCCAGCACCCTCGGGGCGCTCGCCAACGCGCTGATCCAGATCACCGAGGCGGTTGCGCCGTTCGGCGGGCCGTCTTTGAAGATCATTGAGGCGTTCGCCAACGCGCTCGCGAAGATCGCCGACAGCGACATTGGCGCCCCGCTCTTTGGTGCCGTCGCGGCCCTCGCGCTGCTGAACCGCGGCCTGGCGGTCACTGCCGGTTTGCAGACTCGCCTCACCGGAAGCACGGCGCTCAGGGGCGGCCTGGCGTCGGGCGGCATCTTCGGGATGTACAAGACTGGCGCCGCCAGCGTCCGCGAGTTCACCGACGCCCTGCTCTATGTGCCGGACGCGCAGGAGCGAGCCACCAAGAGCTTTGAGCAACTCCAGGCCGAGGAGCGCACTCGGCAGGCGACCGTCGCCCGCGGAATCGGCGCGGCAGGTAAGGCCGCTGCGGCAGTCGCGGGGCTCACCCTGGTCACCACTGGCCTTGGTGACAGCCTCGGCGTGACGAACACCGCCACGCTCGGCCTCGCCGGCAGCATGGCCGGTCCGTGGGGAACGGCTCTCGGTACGGCGACCGGATTGGCGCTGGACTTCGCTGCGGCGAACAACGACGTCATGGATTCCATGAGCCGCCTGACCGCCCTCGCGAATTCGGATGCCACGTTCGAGCAGTTCTCCACCGGTCTCGCGCAGGCGAAGAAGGATCTCGAGGACTTCCGCAAGGAAGCCGAGATCAAGCCGCAGGACCCGAACTCCATCCCTGGCTTCGGCGGCAACGAGCCCGACAGCGGCACGGCATTCACTCAGTTGAAGAACTGGACCGAGAGCCTATTCGGCAACTCTGATGTCGAGGAGGCGCAGGCCAAGTACGACGCCGCTGCCGCAGCGATCGCGAACACCGAGGCGGCCGCGCGCGGCCTCGCGGCTGCGATGCACGTCGACATCTTCGGCTCCCAGTCCGCTCAGTTGCAGCAGCTCGACGGCGTCATTGCCAACGCTCAGCCCGCGATGGCGAAGCTCGGCGTCACGTGGGACGACGTGGTTGCCGCTATGCGCCGTCAGGACCTCGCGAAGAACCTCGCGTGGCTGGGGTTTCCGATCAGGGGCGCCCACGCCTTCGATCGCCTGTCCGGCGCCATTGCGCGCACGCAGCACCAGATTGACCACACCGCCGCGCACGCCGCCCGCCTCCGCGCGATCAGCCAGGCAGCGGAGGCCGGGGCCAAGTCGTTCGTCGACTTCGGCCACAAGGCCAAGGCTGCTGACTTCACCCTTGACGGCTGGCTCGACAAGATGGAGAAGGGCATCCAGGCGATGCGCGACTTCCGGCATAACGCCGAGCAGGCTGCCGAGAAGGGGCTCCGGCAAGGGCTGATCAACCAGCTTCGGTCGATGGGCACCGAGGGCGCGTTGCAGCTCCAGCGGCTCGCGCACGCCACCAAAGCGCAGATTGGCCGCGCCAACCGCGACTGGGACGCCTACTCCCGGGAGGTCCGGCTCGCAGGCAAGAACACTCGCGACACGGGCGACGCGGTCGATCAAGTGGGCCGCAAGAAGGCCCATCCGCAGATCGTTCTCGACGGCTGGGAAGCGGCGATCGCCCACGCGCACTCCACCCAGGCCGCGATCGACGCCATGCACGGTACGACGGTCACGATCACCGTCAACCACGTGAACGCCTTCGGGTCCTCAACCGGCGCGACCCTCGACTCCCATGGCTCGGTCAACGGCCACGGCGGACGGTACGCAACCGGCGGCTACACGGGCGACGGCGGCAAGTACGAGCCCGCGGGCGTCGTGCACCGCCGCGAGGTCGTGCTGCCCTCAGAGGTCGTCGACCGCGACGCGGCATTCCTGCGTTCGCGGTACGGCTACCTGCCCGGAATGCACAACCTACCCGGCTACGCCAACGGCGGCTTGGTGGGCGGCGCGGACACGCACAACAGCAACGACGAGACAGGCCGCGAGGCGCATCACGCGGCGATGGAACTCAAGCACCTGCGCGCGGAGTTGAAGGCATCCTCGGCCGCGGTCGACAAGGAGCGTCAGCAGCGCGACGCCCTGGTCGAGAAGATGAAGCAACTGTCCACCGACATCCAGGGCGGCTTGCGTTCGGACCTGTTCGGCGAGTCCGACCCGTGGGCGTCGAAGTTCGGGGGCTCCTCGCCGTTCGGCGTCATGAGCACCCTGCGCGGCGACATCCACAGCGGTCGCGAGGAGCGGGCGGCGATCGAGGAGTTGAAGCGCAAGGGGCTGACCGGCCCTGCGCTCGCGGAGGTTCTGCGCGAGGGCGGCCTGTCTGGTGCGCAGGCGTTCGCGAACCTCTCGCGCTCGAAGCTGGCCGAGTACGCGCGCCTGTTCAACGAGCGCAACAAGGTGCTGCACAGCGTCGGCAGCCTCGGTGCGAATGCGGCATTCGGCGGCCGTCTCACCGACGAGAACCGGACCCTGCATGCCGCGGTTCGGCACCTGCACGCGATCCAGAACGAGATCCACCACCTGCGCAAGCGGAACCACCAGGACCACAAGGACGACCAGAAGGCCGGCCAGCGTGGCGCGGGTCGGGGTCGCAGGAACCAGAGGAAAGACTGATGCCCGCTCCCGTGCTCCAGGATCCGTCTGCGACCTGGGGCGTGCTGGAGTTCGTCGCGCCGGATGTGGTCAATGCCGACGCGTTCGCCGTGGAGGCGATGAGTGAGTTCGACCTTGGCAACCCGCAGCCGGTGGTCGAGGTGCTCAAGTCGCTGCTGATCGACGGCTCGCTTGCCGTGGTGACCGGTTGGGACAACCGCGAGATCCCGATCCGTCTGCGGTTGTCGGCCAACGACGGCGAGCAGTTGGCGAAGGCTGAGGCGGCGCTGTTCCAGCAGTGTCAGCTCGACCAGCCGCCGCCGCTGGTGTGGACATCTCCGGTCGGCTCGTCGGCAGCGACGGTGTTCGACACGGTGGTCGCCGTTCTGGAGCGGGACAACTCCGAAGGCTGGGATCTCGAGGAGATCCTGCGCGGATACCGCTACTACAAGCTCACCCTGACCTGCCTGCCGTTCGCCCGCGCGGTCGAGTCGACGGTGGTCCCGGCGCTTCCGGTGCCGGTTGACCCGGAGGCAGAGGACTTCCACCTCGTCGATGACTGTGACTCGACGACGGGCTGGACGCGGGAGACCAACGGCGGCAGCCCGAGCGGGCCGACCGTCGGAGGCGCCGGCGACGTCTACGTCGAAGCAACGATCAACGCCCCGAGCGACTACCTGCGACTGATTCGCACTGGGACGATCGCCGCCCCCACTGGCTACTACCTCGTGGCTGACGTGGCCTGGGACGCAGGTGTCGGTAACGACTTCATCACAGGCGCGTGGCGCGCGTACTACAACGGCACCTGGCACTCCCCGACCTCGGTCGCGGCGGGCATCGGCGAGGGCGGCTCAACGCGGCTGTTCTTCGAGGACGTCGGCACGATCGGCAGCGTCAAGATCGCCTTCGACTTCGCCACCGTGACCGGTTCCTACGACGTGATCGTCCAGGTCTATCGCGTCGCCTACACCGACACGATCGGCTCGGCCACCACGACGACGAACCGGCAGCAGTCGCGCCTCGTCACAGTGTCCGGGTCGGCGCCGACACAGGCACAGCTGTCGCTGTACGACGGCACGACCATCCCCCCCGACCCGCTCGGCAAAGACATCCTCGTCTACACCACCCGCAGCACCGGCTTTACCCCGAACCTCAGGCAGTGGATCTCTACCTCCGAGGCGCCGACGGGCGACACCGCGATGGTTTCCGGCGCGCGGCACACGCTGGACACGCCGACGGTCTACCTGATCCCCGCCAGCCTGCTGACATCCGGGACCTACGCGCTTCTGGCGCGGATCATCCTCGATGACGACGCGACGATCTCGTGGCAGGCGCGCATGGTCACCCTCGACGGCGCGGACACTGTTGGCTCCAGCGTGGTGATCTCCGGCTCGGTCGACCTGGCCGCGACCGGCAGCCCGTTCTCCGACGCCTACTTCGACGTCCTCGACATCGGCGCGATGGTGCTGCCGGTCGTGGACGTCTCCGGCTCGGACTACGCCGTGGAGCTAACCATCTCTGGTCCTGGCGGCGGCCTCGCTTGGCTTGACGAGGCGTGGCTGTTCAGCCTCGACGACGGCGTGCTGACGTGGATCCGCGACACCGAGAGCCTGACCAACATCGAGATCCGTTCCCCCGAGCTCGGCGCAGCACGGCCGAGCGTGTGGGGCGGGGTGGGCGACCCGGGCGTCGCCATGTCGTGCATCGACTGGAAGTGCCTGTCGTTCGGCGCGCACCGGTTCGACCCGGGCGACATGCAGATCTTCACCGTCACCACGTCCTCGCTGGTGGCGCAGTGCCAGATCGAGTACTTCCCGCGCTTCCACTCCAACGTGCTCGGTGAGGCGACGTCCTGATGGGCGCCGGACAGAGGAGGTAGTCGACCGTGACTGCCGCCTACGTCTCCTCGGCCGCCGCAGGCGTCGCAGCCCTCACGGCCGCGATCACCCTCGCTGAGCCGTCGGGCTCCGACGGCGACCTGCTGATCGCGTTCTGTGGCGCCAACAACGCGACCGCCGTATGGACGCCGCCCGCGACCGGCCCGGCGTGGACCTCGGGTGATGCCGAGAGCGCGATCGGCTCGGCGGTGTTCTGGCGGTTCACCGGGGTCGGTGACGGCGGCGGCACCTCGCGGACCTTCACCCGCTCGGGAACAGGCGGCGTCGCGGGCCTCATCATCGCCCGCTACTCCGGGGTGAACGCGGTCGCGGTCTCCGAGGTCACCAACGGCCCGGCGAACACGACGCTGACCATCGAGGCGGTTACCGCTTCGGTCAACAACTCCACCCTCGTCGGGATGGTGGTCTCCAGCACGACCACCGCTGACACGTGGGTCGCGCCGGGCACTGGAACCCGCCGCACGACGGCTGGCTCACAGGCGAGCGGCACCGCCCTGCCGTATGCGGTCGGCGACGAGATCGTGGCCTCAGGGGACACCGGGACGCGCGTCTGGACCAAGACGCAGACCGTGACCTCTCGCGGCGCCCACATCGTCCTCAGCCCGACGTCCTCCCCGGCGACCGGCACCGGCTCACTGTCGCTGTCCGGTTCGGGTGGCGACGGGGCTAGCGACTCGGGCACAGGCGCGCTATCCCTGTCCGCATCGGCCGGCGCTGGTGCGACCGCATCATCGGGTAGTGCCGTGCTGGCACTCTCTGCCTCTGGTGCTGGCACCAGCACCACGGCTGGCGCCGGCTCGCTGTCGCTGTCCGCCATCGGTACGGCTAGGCGTGACGTGGCCCCGCCGCCGGGCATCGCCTACGGGTATCAGCTGTACGCCCGCCAGCCCGCCACTCACCCGGAGATCTTCGTCGGCGGCTGGCCCATGTCGAGCATCGCGCCGTGGGGCGAACTCCACACGCTCACCCGGCTGACGGGCGACTGGGAGATCTCGTGGACGATGATCCGCGACCCCCGCAAGCAGTTGCAGCGCCACCACGCGCTCGTTAAGGGCGCGCTGGTCGAGGTCAAGATCGGCCCGGAGATCGTCGCCGCGGGCGCGCTTCCCGAGATCGACTGGGAGTCCGGCGACATGGTCGCCGGAGGTGCATCCCGTGAGGCCGAGGACGCTATCGCGTTCAACGCCTCCGGGGAGACCACGACCAAGCCGAACCCGGCGATCGACCAGGCCATCGCTCGCGGCGTCCTGAACTGGACCCGCAAGGACGACTTCGGGTCGGCGGCGATCGGTGCGACCGACACGAACGCGGACCTCAAGTCGGTGGCCCGGCTGCTGGACGCTTGGGCCGAGGACGACGACAACCCGAACTGGCGGGTCGACCGGCGCCGTGTCCTCCACGCCGTCGAGGACGACGAGAACGACGCCGACTGGCTCATCACCCCCGGCGCGGGCGAGATGGGCGCGGCCGACGACGAACGCATCGACCGGATGTTCGTGCGCTACCTCGTCTCCGGGGGCGGCGGGACTCTCGCAACCGCCTCCTACCCCGCAGCGTCCCCCGCAGGCGGCATCGAGCGCGGCGCGGACATCACCAACCGCGGCGAACTCACCTCGACCGTCGCGACCCGAATCGCCAAGGGCGTGTGGCGGCGGATGCAAGGCCGCTCGGGCTGGACGAACGGGATCAGCGTCAACCGCTCGCAGGTCACCAGCAAGGGCGGCGTGGCGGCGAACCTGGCGCTCATCAAAGCCGGCGACTCGATGCGGCTCCTCGGCGTCCCCGATCCCCGCGGCCTTGGGCATCAGATCGACGTCGTCATCGGGGAGACCGACTACGACTGGGAAGCCGGGACGATCCAGCTCAACCCCGTCGGACTCGCCGCCCGCACTTTCGAGGCGGTGCTCGAGGCCGTGTCTCCGGGCGCCGTCGCCCTCTAGTCAGGAGTGGGGTGCAATGAGCGAGCCGCAAGAGGACCACATCTCCGTTGTCGCCGGGGCGGACCTGGACGTGACCTACGACATGTGGGACAACCTGACCGGCGCCCCACCTGACTGGGGCGTGGGTACGTGGGAGGTCACCTGCGACGTCCGCGACAACCGCGGTGCCCTCCTGGCTCACCTGGCGAACTTCGGGGCGCGCGACGGCGACGTCTACCTCCTCGACGGGGGCAAGCTCCGGCTACTCCTCGCCGGGTCGTTCACCGCCACCCTGCCGATCACCCGGACCTACGTGAACAGCACCGACCCGCGCATCGCCACCTTCCGGCATCGGGGCGTCCTGTTCTTCACCATGATCGCCACCGAGACCGAGTCCGGTGACGTCTCGGACCCGATCCAAGGCTCGCTCACCGTCAGCCAGCCATGACTACCGTGAGGGAGAACCGCTGATGGGTCGACTGAGCGTAGTCCGCCGCGAGATCGCGCAGGTGGCGGGACTCCCTGGCGTCAACGCGGTCCCGGCTGACGAGGCGGTCGGAACGTACCTGACCACCGATGGGTCACGGTCCGCGAGGGCTGCCGACAGTCGGATCGCGGTCGCCATCGACGACGCCACCTGGCCGCTCCAGGAGCAGATCGACGCATGGTCGGCGTTCGGGAAACTCAGGGGCGACTGGACCGCCACGGCCTACGACCCGAGCGACATCGTTGCCCACTCCGGGTCGATCTGGGGCGCGAAATCGACGGCCACGAGCGGCGACGTCCCGGGCGTGGCGGCGCTGTGGATGGAACTCCCCGGCACCGTGGACGCGACGGCCCGCAGCGAGATCGAGGCCCGGGCGCCTGTCGACATCGGCCTCAATGGCGACGCGTTCGGCGTCGTCCTCGGCGCCAGCATCGAGGACGGTACGCAGACCGAGATGATGGTCGGCCTGGACGGCAACGTGCCGGACTGGGTTCTCGCACGGTGGGCTGTGCGCAAGGGCTGGGGTCCGAGCGACCTAACGCCTATCGACATCTGGATCATCGCCGGACAGTCGAACTCGATCCGCCGTCCTCCCGCGACACAGGCGCCGCAGGAGACGCCGACGGACTGGATCGTCACCCAGAACTACGCAAGCCACGTCTGGCACCAGGAAGCGTCTGCTCCGTGGCTCGGCTCCGGCGTGGCGCGCGCCTGGTGGGAACGCGACGCCCGCGCAGTCGGACGCCGGGTCGGCACCATCGAGGCAGGCATCGGCGGCACCGGGTTCACCCCGGTGCAGATCCCCACCGACTACTTCACCTGGGACCAGACCGACACGACGAGCGAGCGGAACCTCGCCATCGAGACCCGTGACTGGGCACTGGCGGCCCTCGCCGACTCCCCCGACGGGTCGGTCATCAAGGGCATCATCTGGTCACAAGGCGAGGCCGACCGCGGCTACCTCACCACATCCGAATATGGCGCGAAGCTGGACAGCCTCATCGGCTGGTTCCGCACCGAACTGGGGATCTCGGACCTGCCGTTCATCTGCACCCCGTTCACGCCGCTGCTTCCGGTGTATGGCGACGAGGCCGAGACGCTGGCGATCCAGGACGCGCTCGAGGATCTGCCGCGACGCGTCGAGCGGACCGCCTACCTGCTGCGCAGCCCGGACGACTCCACGGCAGACAACTACATCCACTGGGCACCCGACGCGCAGCACCGTCGCGGCAAGGCGATCATCGTCGACCCCGACCCGCTGCGCGCCTCGGCGTGGGACCAGGCGCTCCTCAACACCGCTGCCGCACAGGCCCGCGAGGTGCCCGGTCTGACGATCACCCGTTCGGGCGACGTAGCGACGCTGACGTGGGGCCACCCGCCGACCCGTGTCGTCTCGTTCACTCTGGAGACCTCCGTCGACTCCGGCGCGAACTGGGTCACCGAGACCCTTGCCGCCTCACTGACGCACCGAGCCGTGAAGTCCGTCGCCGCCGGAACGCCGCTGTGGGCGCGGATGACCACGGTCGCTGCCAGCGGCTCGTCCTACATCACTGTGGAGGTCCACGGATGAGCCTGGTGACGCGCGTCGCGAGCAGTTCGATCGACCCGACCCTGCCGCCCGTGGTGCCCAGCTTCGGGACGACCCTGTCGCACTTCTACCACGCCGGACGATTCCCCGATAACGGCACCGAATGGGCCGACGCCATCGGCTCGATCCCGCTACCGGTCGACGGCGACACCTCCATCACCCAGGAGAGCGAGTCGTCGCGGCCCACAGTGCGACTCACCACGGCGGCGTCGTTCTTCCCCGGCACCGTGTTCACCGACGTCGGCTCGGTGTTCGTCGTGGCGAAGATCGGAGCGACCGACGGGAACGCAGGGGCGGCAGGCTATGTGCTCCACAACGGCGCCTCCGCTATCGCGCACAACACCGCCGGATCGACGGCACTCACCCTGACCAACGGCGCCTCGGGAGCCACGGCGGCGCTGGACAAGTGGCACCTGTTCTCGATCTCCACCCCGACCAGCACGAAGATCACCCGGTTCACCGTCGACGGCAACCTCTACACAGCCTCGTCGGCAGCGACGTTGAACCCGACCACGATCCGTGTCGGGGAGAACGCCGCCGGCAACCACAAGGCGATGACCGTGGCCGCTGTGTTCGCCACCGCTACCGACCTGCCTGCCGCCACGATCACCGGCACCGTCTACCCGCTGGTCAAGGCGTGGTGGCCGGACTTCACGTGGGCCTGACCGCGAACGCCGTCCAAACCAAGGAGAACAGATGACCCACCTAGTCCTCACCGGCCCGATCACGGGGGCTGTCGTCCTCGCGGACGGCACGAAGGTCGACGTCACCCCGCAGCTGGTGGAGGTCGACTCACCCGAGCAGGCCGCGGAGGTCGCCGACCTGATCGCCCGTCACTACGTCGCCAACGGTCACCCGGCCGTCGATGGCGACTTCGAGTACGTCAAGTCCCCCGAGGAGGGCTGAGCCATGGCGCTCGCATCCACCACCGCCGAGAACCAGGCGCTCGACGCGCTCTCCGGTGGCACCACGAACGTACTGGCCTACGTGGCGCTGCACTCTGCATCCCCGTCGACCACGGGCGCCAACGAGTTCTCCGGCGGCGGCTACGGTCGCCAGTCCTGCTCATGGAACGCGGCGTCGAGCGGGTCCAAGACGAACTCCTCCTCGCTGACGTTCACGACCGCCGGCACCACTGCGGCCACCCACTTCGGCACCTTCTCTGCGTCGACCTCGGGCACCTACGGTATCGGTGGCGCGTTCACGTCCTCGGTCACCGCGGTCACGATCACGGTTGCTGCCGGGGCGCTGACCCTCTCGGCGAGCTGAACGGTCGATCTCCCGTGACCGGCCCCGACGTCAACGTCATCCTCGTCCAGCTCGCCGAGCTCCGGGCCACGGTCCTCTCCCGCCTCGACGCCCTGACCGCCGACAACACTCGCGGTGACCAGATCCACGCCGACCACGAGCAGCGAATCCGTGCGCTGGAGAAGGCGCGTTGGCTGATCGTCGGGTTCGCCCTCGCTGTCGGCGGGACGGGTGGCGCGGTCGCAAACCGGCTGTTGGGCTGAC